ACTTGTGTAGTACAAGACAGACTGAGTTGTAATGTCGTAGTTAATCGTGCCTGTAGCCGCAGTAGCTGATACTGTAGCTACCTCTGCTGCATCGTTTAGAACAATGGCGGTTGCAGATGAAGTGCCTGAGAAAGTCTGTGTGGCTGTAAAGGTTTGTGCTGTATTGGTAGTGGCTATATTAGCGTTGTAAGCTTGTACATCAGTACCAATAGCAAGGCCAAGGAATGAACGAGCAGAAGACCCACCAGCACCAAGTGTTGTTAAATCAGCATCGTAAGCTTGTACATCAGTGCCAATGGCTAGTCCAAGGAATGAACGAGCAGAAGACCCACCAGCACCCAGTGTAGTTAAGTCAGCATCATATGCTTGCACTGTAGTACCAATAGCTGCAGCTTGCAAAGCTGAGTCAGCCAATGCACCCTGTGCTGCTGTAGCATATGCTGAACTAGCTGTAGTAGCTGCTGTGCCTAGCCCTAAGTTTGTCCTAGCTGTAGAAGCACTAGCTAAGTCAGAAAGGTTGTTAGCAATTCTTAAGAACCTAGCATCTGATTGTGTTTGTGTATAAACATTAGCAAGTTCAAAAGCAGCATAGGCAACAATGTCAATGACATCACCAGTGGTGGCTCCTGTAGCTAACACAACAGTTACACCATCATTGGCTGTAAAGTCTGAACCAGCTACTAGCTTAGAACCGTTCAAGTAAACATCAACATAACCAACATCATATGTTGATGAGAATGTTGTCTGTCCAGATGTTGCTGTGTATACAACTCTCTCTGAAGTACCATTGACAGCAGAGCCAGCAGCAGCCCAAGAAGAACCTGTGTAGACATACATCACATTACCAACAGAGTTCCAATATAGAGCACCTGTCAATAAAGCATTGCCATCATTGTCCACTGAAGGTGCTGATGTCTTGCTACCTAAGTATCTATCATCAAAAGCATCATAACTAGCAGCAGCATTGGTAGCTGCTGTAGAAGCTGTACTTGCTGATGTGGATGCATTACCTGCACTAGTAGCAGCGTTAGAAGCTGATGTAGCAGCAGCAGAAGCTGAAGCGGCTGCAGCAGTTGCAGAGCCTAAGATGCCATCAACATACAGTTTAGTTGTAGCATCAGCATTATCTGTTGGAGTACCTAAGCCTGTAATCTTATTAGTACCCATCGCAATAGCACCAGACATAGTGCCACCAGCTTTAGCCAAGTTCAAAGCATCAGCAGTGTCTACATATGTCTTAGTAGCTGCGTCTTGGTTTGCTGTGGGATTGCCAAGACCTGTAATCTTGTTTGTTCCCATTGCAATAGCACCACTCATAGTGCCACCAGCAAGTGCTAGTTTAGTTGCAATGGAATTTGTAAGAGTGGTGGATAAGCTTGCATCGTTCCCTAACGCTGCTGCAATCTCATTCAATGTATCAAGTGTAGATGGAGCAGATGCTACTAAGTTGCTTATAGATGTATCAACATAGCCTTTAGTGGCTGCATCATTGGTGTTGGTAGGGCTGGTAAGATTGGTGATGGTGGCAGCAGTGCCAGCATTCATGTTCAATCCACCATTGATGGTGACATCGTTGAAAGATGATGTACCTGTAGATGCTGTAACATTACCAGTTAAGTTGCCTGTAACATTACCTGTTACAGCACCAGTATGAGTACCTGCAGTGTTACCAGTGACATCACCAGTAAGACCGCCAACAAATCCTGTGGTGGCTGTCACTGTAGTGCCTGTAATGGCTTGAGCAGAAGAACCACCAATCACAGCACCATCAATAGTACCTGCGTTAATATCAGCAGTGGCGGCAACTAAAGAAGTATTAGCTGTAAGTGCAGTGAATGTACCAGCAGCAGGTGTGCCTGTACCAATGGCAGCAGGTGCAGCCCAATCAGCACCATCAAGCTGGTCCACATTAAGATTGGATACCTTGGTTGTAGAAGCTACAACAAAAGGAGCAGTGCCTGTAGACACTGTAGAAGTGATGGCACTAGAAGCAGATACAGTTGTAAAGTTTGCTGCAGCAGTTGAGCTACCACCAATCACTGCACCATCAACTGTACCACCATTAATGTCAGCAGTGTCAGCAACTAAGCTGTCAATGTTTGCTACGCCATCAATGTATAAGTCTTTAAACTCAAGAGCACCTGTGCCTAAGTCAATGTCATTATCTGTCACTGGTACAATAGCACCATCTTGGAAACGTACCTGCTCAACAGCAGCAGCACTCACCTCAACAAACACACCATGACGGTTGTTACTTGTATCAGTGGCAATCTTATTTAATAAGTCACTATCACCAATGACAGGAACAGGGTGTCCCTCAGCAGCAGTGCCATCGTGCTTGTGTCCAGCACCAGCAGCAAACGCATCACGCAGAGCATTAAGCTCATTGTTAATAGGAGCTGCCCGTACAACTGCGGTAGGTACAATATCAGCAGCGGATTGTCTTACATAACCTGTCAAGGTAGTTCTCCTTAGCGTCTGTCATTCATTGAATAATTCAAGACCAAGCCCTGAATTGTATGACTAGCATTCGTATCATTAGTCACATACTTGAAAGCAATGGAGAATCCAGAGCCTTCAATATTTACTTTCTCAACTGGTGATGGATTACCATCAAAGATGGCAGCAGCATCATAAATAGCTTCATTGTAATAAGCTGCTGCACCAGTTGTTGTCATCGAATAGTTAGAAGGATTAAACACATTCTGACTATCATCAAAGTCATAGCTAACACCTAAACTAATAGTAGAGCTTCCTTCACTACGCAAGAAAGTAGTGAAATTATAGAAGTTCTTTCTAATGGTAGGATCTTGGAAATAATAATAAGGTGTTTGATACACACTTAAAATTGTGGAAGAATTAAAAGAACTTCCTGTTTCTTGTTGATGCACCTTACCAGCAGCATCACCATGAATAACAATCTCATCTATCCCTATGTATCCACTAGAAGCACAAGTAGCTGGGAAATCAAAGAGTTGACTAAACTCAAAAGCCACACCACCTTCAGCAGCCCTCAAACCACCCAATAAACCAAAGGTTCCTTCTGAGGGAATAAACAATCTAAACTGAGACTTCTTACGAATAACAACTGAACTTAGTGTCTCAGGATCAATAGAACCAGCTACCATTTCTTTTAAAATTGAAGTGATGGTAAATTGAATTTGTCTAGAAATTGTTTCTAGTTCCACATCACCAATTTTATTTGTACCTGATATTGGTCTAAAACCATCTGGTCCTAAGAATACTAAGCTACCGCCAAGTTCTACCACACTATCAGGAACAACACAACCTAAATTGGTTGTCACTTCACTAACAACAAAGTCAGCAATGTTAGTACCTGTCAAACTCTTAATGGCATTCTTACCAAAGATGTACAGCGTATCTCTAAACTGCTTAATCTGAACAATCTCAAAGCCCACATTGATAACAGCAGCACCATTAGCTGGATTGAAGTTTGTCTCACTCAATGGAGAAGAGATGTATAAATTATAAGGATCTGTTACATCACCAGCTAAGAACAAATGATTATTAAAGGCTGCAGAATACTTAGGACTGTTAGGAGCATTGGCATCCGTAATCTGTGTATATGTAGTTCCATCATACACAGCAGCCGGATTGATACCATCAGTTAATGCAAACTTAGAAGTGCTCCAGTTAAATCTAGTAAATCTAACCTTCTTAACTCCCACCATTGTAATAGTTCCGGGAGTTGAAACAGCAGACCAACTGGATGTAGAAGCTACCCACCTATAAAAGTAGTTCGTACCAGCAGAAGGTCTACGACAAGCAAAGATACCATCATTCAAACCCTCAGCTACAAACACACCAAGAACACTACCTGTTCCTGTCACTGTGCCATAGCTATTAGCATATCCACTAATTCGTCTATAGCCACCAGAAATAGCTGGCTCATAATTAATAAGTTGCGTTGCAGATCCGGGGTACAACTCACCTTGAGATAGTACATCCCTATTGGTGTTCATACCACCAATACAAGAAACCTTAAAGCCACTTATTCTGTCTGCCATTAAAACACTCTTGGATTATAAGAAGGCTTAACAATCATTGTTGAACGCATGTACAAAGGCTCATCTAACAAAAGTCTACGCATTGCTTTAATTCCTGTTTCAAACTTCTCTTTATATATAGAAGCCCCCTGCTCATTTGATCTAAACATAAGCATATAGAACATAGCACCATCAATTAGTACACCAGTAAATCTATCAGGAACAATACAAACATCTGTAGACTCTACCAGTTCAGCAGGGAAAGACCAATACTTATACTCCACTTGATAAGCTTGATCCGGCAGTGGAGTGATACCAAACTTAGACTCTTGTGTTTGATAAACAGCAATGGAAGGACCATAGCCTCCAGTGCCATTAACATCCTCACCGGGACGATAGTTGTCTAAGTAGTCAGTGTATGTAAGAACAGGTAAACGAGCTGGATCATTATCTGCTGCTGTTAGCCTCTTAAGATAGAAGCTCTCCCAATCAACACTAGACAAAGTAGAAGGAAAGGAATATGTTCCTGTCCCTACTGTCAGTGTCTGTGTATTAGTAACAAGAGAAAAAGGCCACTCTTGTGCAGAGTGCATCAATTCTCTAATGGATGAATTGATAGCATTCTTAGCTAGAGACTGGACGTTTCTAGCTCCATCGAATTCGGTGGTGTCCAAGACAACCTCACCCATTCTTCGTAGCAATTCATTCGTTAAAGAAATGTATGTAGACATATTATTAAACAATAAAAGGGAGAGGCGGTTAAGCCCCTCCCTGCATCAACTAGCTATTAAGCCAGTTGCTCACGGTCCACTGAGGTACGAGCTGGGCGACCATCAACATTGATCAACACAGCCCATACACGCACTTCACCAGAGGTGGGAGCAGTAGTGGCTGTAGCAATCAACAAGTCGATAGTGTCAGCAGTAGCATTAACGATAGGCTGGAAAGCAGCAGCGTTCTGGGCATAAGCACCAGCAGCAGCAGCGTCAGCATCAAAACCGTCAACGAAGTTATCAGCGTCTACGCCAGTAACACCCAAGTCGAAAGTGGTATCGTTAGACTCACCGCCCAAGACGGTGATAACTTCCATACCAGCATTCAAGATGAGAGTGTTAGCGGGAACATTGATACACTCGATAACATCAGCAGCAGCCAAGGCAGAGCCTTTAGCTGTAGCTGCAGCAGCGAAGTCAATAGTAACATCGACCAAGTAAGGGACAGCACCAGCGGTGCGACCAGCGGAGGCTGAACCAGCCAAAG